TTCACCTCTCCGTTGTTCGAGGCACAGATCCAGCGGGTGGCGGCTACGACCATCAGCCGTGCTGAGGCCGACAACGCCGAAGACTTCCGCGACTCGATCAACAAGGCCGTGGGCATCGACTTCCAGCTGATCACCAAGCCCAAGGGCATGACGGACTATCTGGAAGCCTCCACAGCCGAGAACGTCAACCTGATCAAGTCCATCCCGGCCGACTACTTCAAAAAGGTCGAGACGATTGTTCTGGGGGGCATGAAGGACGGCCTCGCGCCGACCACCATCGCCAAGCAGATTCAGGAAGAGACAGGCGCCAGTGCTCGCCGGGCAAAGCTGATTGCGCGCGACCAGGTGTCACAGCTTAATTCAGACCTGACCCGGCAGCGCCAGACCGCAGCCGGGATCGTGCACTACAAGGTCCAGGATGCCGACGACGTGCGGGTATCCGGCAACCCTTCCGGCAAGTACCCCAACGCAAAGATCAGTTGCTGGGGTATTGCGCGGCAGGACATCGGCTACGGGCCTGGGGTTTACAAGGTGGCGGAGGGTGCGACCTGGAGGGGTGTCACCAACCTGCACCCGGGCAAGCACCACCCACTTTGCCGCTGCGTCGGCATCGCGATGATCCCCGGCGTGAACTATTTCCCCGACCAGAACGGGTAACCCATGAAAAGAATGACCATCGACGAGGCCTTCAAGCCTTCGTCGCGCACTGTCACACCTGAAGGCTTCCTCTGCGTGAAGGGAGTGGCGGCTCGTACCGGTGTTTATCAGTACGTGTCGACCGAGCTGGACCTCGACGGGCCAGAGCGCATCGTCAATGTCTACCGGCCGCCGGCCCAGGTGTTCGCGCCCGAGTCGATGGCAACCTTTCCTGACAAGGATGTGACCAACGATCACCCGGATGACCTAGTCGACTCGACCACGTTCAAGGAAGTGTCGGTGGGCCACGTCCGCGGCGTCGAGCAGGACGGCGACAACCTGGTGGTCGACCTGATCATCAAGGATCAATCAGCCATCGACGACATCCAGTCCGGCAAGGCTGAGCTCTCCCCCGGTTACCTGGCCGAGTACGTCGAAGCCCCGGGCATCGACCCGGTGTCCGGCACCGCCTACGAGTTCGAGCAACGCGACATCCAGATCAACCACGTCGCCGTTGTAGAAGCAGCGCGAGGCGGCAAGGTCGCCCGCATTTTTGACCACAAACCGAAAGGTGTACCAATGGCACAACGGAAAGTCTTTTTAGACTCCAAGAAAAGCCGCTCCATCACAGTAGACGAAGAGGTTGCTCTGGTAGTCGAAGACGCCGTTGCAGCCCTTCAGAAGTTCGCTGATGAAGAGTCGGAACGCGCAGACAAGGCCGAAGCCACCAAGGACGAAGCCGAAGAGAAGCTGGAAGAGGCCAAGAAGGAAACTTCTGACGCCGCGATCGGCGCTCGCGTGAAGGCCACCCTCGACACCATCGCCCTGGCGGGCCGTGTCGTGAAGTCGTTCGACGCGAAGGGCCTGGTGTCCCCGCTCGAAATCAAGCGCGCCGCAATGGCGCAGCTCAAGCCAACCCGCGACTGGGCAACCAAGTCCGAGGCCTACGTGCTGGCCGCCTTCGACGCCGCTGCTGACGAAGCAGAGGAAACGAAGGACGAAGACGAGGACGACGACAAGTCGAAAGTCAACGACAGCCTGAAGCGCTTCGCCGAGGACGCAGCCAAGCGCGGCCTGAAGCCAACGCAGGACGGTACCGACGCTTACAACAAATACCTGCGGGGTGAAAAGTAATGGGCGTAGCAATTGATACCTTCGGCCAGTACGCCGGAAAGGCCTACGAAGGCCAGATCAATGACCTGTCTATGGCGGACGTCACTACCGCCGTCGCCTCGGTCGTCATTCCGTTCGGTCGCGTCGTTGTCTCTGATACCGCAGACCGCTCGGGCAAACTGCCTGCTGCCGGTGCCGGCTTCTTCCTCGGCATCTCGGTGCGCAAGCCTGTCGGTGTGAGCGGCAGCTACCTGACTGGTCAAGTGTCTGATAGCGGCAACGCCGTCGGCGGCTACCGCGCAGGTGAAGAAGTCAGCCTGCTCGCGCATGGCCGCATCTGGGTCAAGACCCTGGCCGGCGCAGTCAAGGGTGCGCAGGTCTACGCCCTGCCAACCACTGGCGAGATCACCAACGCCGCCACCGCAGGCAACCACGTTTTGGCTGGCTGCACGTTCCTGACGGCTGCTGCCGCTGGCGAGCTGGTGCTGGTACAGATCAAAGCCATCGCGCCTACCACCATCGCCGCTTAAGGACTGACCAATGCGAACTTTCGACGCTTCCCCCCAGGCGCAACTGGGCTTCCTGATTGGTCAACTGACCTACGTTGAACAGGAAGTCCTGCGCCAGCCGTACCCGGATATCAAATACCCGACCATCCTCAACGTGGACACCTCGGCCCCGGATTACACCGAGTCCATCGCGTTCAAGGTGCTCGACTACAAGGGCGAACCAGCTCCGATCGGCGACGTGTCCCATGACTTCCCGCTGGCTGAGATTGCAGCCAAGGTGGGTGGCGTAGATGTGATCCAGGGCGGCCTGGGTTACAAATACACCCAGATCGAAGTGGGCAAGGCCCAGGAAATGGCGAACGCCGTTGGCTTCGGAGGCGCCATCAATTACCTGGCCGAGAAGCCAATCGCTGTCCGCACCCTGACCGAGCAGTGGTTGGATCGCGTGGCCATGGTCGGTGATGCGCGGTGGCCGTCGCTGGCAACTGGCGGCCTGCTGAAGTACCCAGGCGTTCCAGTCGTGGCAACCGGCACCCTGCTCGGCGGTGCGAACAAAACCATCGCTGCCATCCTGGCCGGTGGCGGCGAAACCGCGGCAAACGAGATCCTGACCCTGCTGAACAACGCGATCCTGCGTGTTTACAGCACTCAGACCAACTCGATTTTCCGCCCGACTCACATCCTGCTACCGCTGACCGAGTACGGCCTGCTGACAACCTTCCGGATTCCGAACACTTCGGAAACCCTGGTCAGCTACCTGGAACGGGTGCTGAAGATCACCATCGAGCCAGTCCTGCAGGCGGCAACCGCCGGTGCTGGTGGCGGCAATCGCATGATGGTCTACACCAAGAACCCGCAGTTCGCTAAGTTCCACCTCCCAATGCCTTACACCCTTAATGCGCCGATCCCCGCGCATGGCGGCCTGGTGTTCGAGGCTGCAGGCGTGGTTCGCACCGCTGGTACCGAGCTGCGCGTACCGGCATCCCACCTGTACGTCGACGGTATCTAAGGGGGTCGCATGGCTCGTAAACAAGGCAAGGCAGACGAGTCCGCTTCGGCGGACGTCTGGACCAATGTCAGCCAGAACCCAGTAGTCCTGGGTGATGGCAGCTCTGTTGCCCCTGGCGCGCAGACCACTCCTGAGCAGGCCGAGTTTGCTGAAGGCTCGTTCTGGGAGGAGCACGGCGTACTGGTATCAGGCGCGCCGCTGCTGAGCGACGACGGTGCAGGCCAGATCGACGTGCTTCGCGCTGAGATCGAAGACCTACGCGGCAAGCTGGTCGCCGCCGGCAGCGAGAAAGACGCGCTGCTGGCCGAGATCGAAGCTCTGAAAAAGCAGATCCCTCCGAAAGAGTGATCGACCGATAGCCCCGCCCAGTGCGGGGCTGTTGTTTCCCCTTCCAAGGAATTAGCCATGACCGAAGAGCAGCAGATCGTTCTGATGCTGAAGGGGCTCGTTTCCGAGCTTACACCAGCAGGCCGCGAGCAGTACGAGGCCGCATACAAGCAGATCAAGGAAATCAGCGCGTCAAGCGAGGCTGCAGGAATTGCCTTGTGCGTTCTGGGTGCCGAGATGGCTGCTTCCTGATCCCGATTAACTCAGAGGTTGCAACCGTGGCTGAACTGACCATTGAAGTGACGCCGGCGATCATTGCTGACTTCCGAGCGTTCTACGAAGAATTTTCCGACAGTGCCGTGTGGTCTGATCCCAAGATCACCAAGGCGCTGTACATCGCACGCGGCGAGCTCAATGCCTGCCGATGGGGCGACTACAAACCCTATTCGCTCCTGCAGCGCGGCTGGTTCGCCCTGGCGGCGCATTACCTGACCTGGAACGCGGCGACGACCGACGCCACTACGGCAGACGGAAGCGCCTCGACGCCCTACGCGGTGGCCAGCAAGGGCGTACGCGATGAATCGGTGTCCTACGCTATCCCTGCGGCGAACGCCAACCTGACGACGTGGGAGGCGGCTCTGGCCTTGACCCCATACGGTGTCGAGTACCTGCACCTGCGCGATCGGGCTGGCATGGGGGCCGTCTGCGTATGATCCGGCCGGACGTGAGCCTGATCGGCAAGCAGCAGGTCGAGCAGGCGATGAAGGCCCTGGCCAAGAAGTTGGAAGGTGATGCTCGCGTCCTTGCCGGTGTTCCGAAGGGCGCTGGCACGTACGAAGACGGGCTGACCCTCGCAACTATCGCGGCGGTCAACAACTTCGGCTCTGCTGACGGCAAAATCCCTGCGCGCCCCGTGCTTGGCCCTGCCATCGAGAAAGGCACCCCGCAATACCTGCGGCTGGCCGAGGTGATGATTCCCAAGGTGCTCAGCGGTGAAATGACCATGCATATTCTACTCGAGCAGATGGGGCAGCTTGCCGAGGGGCACATCAAGCAGGAAATCACCGACCTGAAGGATCCGCCCAACGCCTCATCGACGATTGCTGCCAAGGGCTCCGACAACCCTCTGATCGATACCGGAGCCTTCCGCCAATCCATTCGTTACGTCATCGCCGAGGCAGGCGACCCAATCGAAGAGGGCTTGTGATGGGCTTGAACATGCGCGGGCACGTCAGCGGCCCCTTCGTGACGCACAAGGGCGTGGTCCTGAACCGCTACACCAGCGAGATCGTCGACTTCGAGCCGGCACTGACCCTGAGCCACACCGACAGCTTCAACGCGAACGTGCAGCCGGTCAGCGACAAGGAAATCGAATTCCTGCAGATCGGCGCCGAGCGCATCAACGACGTGCGGGTCATCCATCGCAATGACGGCAAGGGCATCGAGGTTTCTACCCCGGGCAAGCTCGCCGACATCCTGGTGTTCGCCGAGACGCCAGACAAGCCGGTCACCTGGTGGAAGTCCATCGCGACCGACTTCAGGCCCTGGCATAACTTCTGCCGCGCCGTGGTGGCCAAGCTGGACCCGGCCGAGATCGCCAGCCTGGAGGCGCACGCCGATGCTTGACGTCAAAGCGCTATCCAAGGCCGTGTGCCGGATCGTCGTCGCAGCGACTGGCCTGCCAGCTGACAAAGTGATCCTCGCCGACAACAACACCGCGGCCCCCTCTGGCAGCTACTGCGCCGTGCGCCTGCAAAGCCCCGATCAATGGGGTCAGGCGATCAACTCGCAGCGAAACGTCGTCGCCGAGGATGACCCTCAATACAAGGACATCATCGCCAAGGTGGCCACCCAGTTCACCCTGGGCTTCAGCATCAACTTCTACCGCTCTGGCGCGCTGATGTACGCCGGGGCGATCTGCGAGGCGAATAAGCGCGAGCCGATAAAGGCCCTTCTGCGCACCGCCAAGCTCGGCTGGTCCCGCGTATCACCAATCAACAACCTGACCGGACTCTACCAGGCGGCCATGGAAGAGCGCGCCCAGATCACCCTTTACCTCTACGGCGAATCGATCGCCGAAGACCGCGTGCGACGCATCTACCGCGTGGGGTTCTCCGCGCAATCTGAACAATCTGGCGCCACTGCGCAAGGGGAAGTAAATGGCTTATCCGGCTGAAAGCATCATCAACATCACCACGCTGATCAACTCGGCCGGGCTTGGTACTTCCAACTTCGGTGCGGGCATGGTGTTCGCTGACTTCGATTCGTCGAGCGATGTGGGCTTTGTTGAAGGCACCTATCGCGATTACGGCTCGCCCTCCCAGGTGGCGGCCGATTTCGACATCGCCTCCGATCCGTACAAGGCTGCTCTGGCCTGGTTCTCCGCGGTACCGAAGCCAAAGACCCTGCGCATCTACCTGCGCATCGAGGAAGACACCCCGGTCGAGTCATTGAATGACGCGATCAACAAAGGCATCTGGTTCTACTGGTTCGAGTTCGAGACGGCCATCCGCGCAGTCGACGCTGACGTGCTGGCCCTGGCTACTGCCGGTGATGCCGCCGGCAAGTTCTTCGGGTACACCACCAATCAGTCGACGGTGCGCGATCCAGCGGTCACCACTGACATCGTCAGCAAGGCTGTGACCCAAGGCTCGCGCCGTATGTTCGTGGCCAGTCATGCGACCGAACTGTATGAAGGCTTCGAGATTGCCGCTGTGTTCAGCCGCGTCAACTTCAACGCCGCGAACTCGACTATCACCGGCGAATACAAAAAGCTCCCGGGCATCGACGCGGAAAACCTGACCCCTACCGCATACGGCGCCATGAAGTCGAAGGGCGCGGTGTTCTACACCGTCGTCGAGACTGGTGGCGAGAAGGACAACGGCCGAATCATCAACTCGAAAACTACGTCGACCTTTGGCGAGTACATCGACGACGTGTTCAACCTCGACGCCTTCACCAACTTCATGACGGTGGCCCTGTACAACGCGCTGACCAAGGTCCCGACCAAGCTTCGCCAAACCCCGGCGGGCCAGCAGGTCCTGATCGACGCTGCAGCTCAGGTCGGTGAGAAGTTCATCGGCAACGGCTACCTGGGCGAGCGTTTGTATCTGGATGACGAAACCGGTGAAGAAAAACTGAGCCGCGGCTACCAGATCTTGACCAAGGCTGAAGACATCCTGCTGATTTCGGACGCCGAGCGCGCGGCTCGCGGCGCTGCGCCGATCGTAATGCGGATCTTCCGTGCTGGCGCCATCCACACCGTCGACCTGACGGCCAACGTTGAATAAGGGGCGCTAGAGCATGGCACTGACTGATCTTTCTGTAGAAAACACCATCGTCGTCATAACCACCGTCGGCGTGATTGACGACTGGGGCCGCACTGACCCGCCCTTCACCGTGGAGCAGATCGACGACAAGTCGACCTTGAGCCGCGGCTTGGGCGGGAACGCGGTTATGTTCACCCGCAAGAATCCAGGCCTGCGCGTGACGCTGAACCTGATGCCGGGAAGTCCGCAGGCGATCGCCCTGCAGGCCATGGTCAACTCTGGCACCGAAGCGTCTGGTTCGTATGCCTCGATCGCCGGCCTGGAGGGGGCCGTATTTTCTGAAGGCGTGTTCACTCGCGGCAAGTCGATGGCGCGCGGCGGCCCAGGCATGAACGACGCGACCTTCATCGCCGAGTTCAACAAAGAGGCGATCGTATGAGTGATGCCGCATCGCATATCCGCTCAATCGAGCATGACGGCGTGATCTACCGCTTCGCCATGCCCAGCGCTGAGAAGCAGCGCGCCGTGTTGTTCCGACTGGGCAAGTACGGGGTGGAACCGATGATTCGCGGCCTGGCCCTGGCTGAGGTTGGTGCCGCATCTTCCTTCATGGTTGCCGGCGGCATCGTTGGCACCATGCTCGCCCGTATGCCTGAGGACGACTTCAATTTCGTCTGCGACTCCATGCTGGGCAAGCTGTTCAAGGAAGGCAGCAGCACACCGCTCACGATGGAAGACTTCTCCGGTCGACTGAAGACGTACTTCACCCTGGTGGTGATGGCTCTCGGCGTCGTTTTCGAGGATTTTTCCGGACTCCTGACCCTCTTCCAGAAATCTACCGATTCAGGCAAGGCGGTGGATTCGAGTCAGGAGAACGGCTTAACCCCGCCGTCGACTGGGAGCTCTGGCGCCCCTGTGTAGGAATACCCGGGCTGTGCCCGCCGCTATGCACCTACAGAGACCTCAGCGACGGCACCTATTCGCTCGGCTGGGTCAAGCGCGCGAATCTGGTTATGGATGAAATGATTTACGCCCGTCACCTGGCCGAAGCCAATCGCCAAAACTAGCCCTGCGTTCGCGGGGCTTTTTGTTTTCAAGGAGCCGGCCGTGAAGGTCTTAGAATCATTTCTCATTGCGCTCGGCCTCAAGGTCGACGAAAAGTCGTTCCAGGCGGGCGAGACGGCGTTTAGTGGCCTGACCAAATCAGCTCTGCAACTTGGCGCCGTGCTGGCGAGCAAGCTGGCCATCGACAAGGTGGTCGGCGACTTCAAAAACGCCGGTACCGAACTGAACAATTTCAACAAGCTGACCGGGCTAAGCACACAAAATGTGCAGATGCTTGGCCAGGCAATCAAGGCTCAGGGCGGTAGCGCAGCGGACGCGTTTGCTGACCTGACCAAGCTGCAGGATCTGATGGCCTCGCCTATCACCGGCAATACCGGGTGGTTTGGCGACGTGGCCAAGCTAGGGCTCGATCCTGACGCCATCATTGGCGCGCAGGACACAGCCGAGGCGTTGACCAACATCGCCGAGCAGTTCGAGACCATGTCGCCGCTCAACCAGCGCCTGGCCGGTAGCGCCCTAGGCCTGAGCGAATCGACAGTGCGCCTGCTGATGAAAGGCAGCGAGGAAGCCCAAAAGCAACTCGACGTGCGCGGCAAGCTGGCGGTCATGACTCAGCAGCAGATCGACGACTCTGCCCGCCTGACCAAGGCATCCAGCGAGCTTGACCTGGTCTTTACCGACATTGGGAACACCATTGCTGGCGAACTGGCCCCAGCCTTTGCCGACATGGCTGAGGACTTCGTTGCCTTCTACCGCGACAACAAGGACCTGGTCGACTCGGGACTGAAGGAGTTCTTCGGCGGCCTGGCTGACAACATCGAGCTGGTATCGATTGCCCTGGCGCTGATGGGCGGTGGTGCTGCGCTCAAGGGCTTGGCTGCATTACGCGCGCTGATAGGTCTGGGCGGTGCTGGCGCTGCCGCCGGTGCGGCAGCGGGCGCTGGTGGCGCGTCTCTACTGGCAGTAGCCGGTGGTAGTGCGGCGGCCCTGTTCTATTCCAGCAAGCTCAACGAAGGCGAAGACACCGAACTGCTGAACAACCGCCTGAAGAAAGGCGGAGGTGAGGCGCTCGGCGCAACGGTCGATTTCTTTATGCAAAAAGGCTGGACCCGCGAACAGGCTGAAGGCGTCGCGGCCAACCTGGAGCAGGAAAGCGGTTTCAAGGCTGACGCCGTCGGCGATGGTGGCAATGCCTACGGACTGGCGCAGTGGCACCCAGATCGACAGGCGGACT